CTCGGTGACGACCTCGCCGACGTGGTAGCGGACAAGCTGGCGGAGCGGCTCAAGAGCTGAACCACAGTCTTGACCGACAGGTCATGTGGCAAGTAGCGTGAGTGCAAGCAACGACGACAAGGAGTAACCCGTGAACGAGACCCAGGTCATGCCGCTGGCTCAGATGCCGGACAAGCTGGACGAGACCATGCCTCTCCGAGTGGCCGACGTACAGCAGGCGGTGAGCGATGGAGTCATCCACGCAACGGACGTGAATATGGACGCGGTGGAAGTCAGCCGCGTGCCTCGTCGCATGGATGGGTTCTCGGGTCCCTTCCCGGTTCGTCGTGCCATCGAGAAGTTCGCCGCGGAGGCTCCCATCGAGGATGTGGTGGAGGTCGTCAAGGCGCTGAGCACCGAGCCTGAGACGGCGGGTGTGGAACAGGAGTCGTCTGAGACCACACTGACCCACGCCCTACCGGCTGTCGAGAGGATGACCGGCAAGCCGTCTGAGTTCGCCGACCAGCACCGCATGGCCCGTCAGGTGCAGAACCTCAAGCGCCACCTGGGTGTGCACGTCTGGTACGGCGAGCACACCAGGGAGTTCTGGGTCATGGACGAGAGCGGGCTTCACCCGTTCAAGTCCCTGGCCGACATGAACCAGGGCATGGGCTGGTAGCCCAGCGCCCACCGCCGAGATCCCCCACTCGGCAGGAGAGCCCCGATCGGATGCTGAGGGTCATTCGGTCGGGGCTCTCTGGTGGACGGGGTGTCGAGAGACAGAAGCTCTGTACGCTCGTTAGGAGAGATCGAATAGAGCGCGTGAGAGTATCTGTCACTGAGCTATGAGAGACGCCGAGAGACGCGATTCTGTAAGTTTTGGAGCTAGGCGAGAGCGTCTGTATCGTCGTCATCGGTGATGAGACAGCAGTCACGCCACCATTGAGCTCCGCTCTGTACCTGACATGAGCGGAGCTCTCTGGTTGGTGCTGGTGCTACTTCGGAGCGATGTTGATGGCTGCCCCGATTGCGCCGGCACTGCTCATGAGCAACGCGGCACCCACGGCGTATCGCCAGTTCTCCAAGGAGTTGACTCGACTCCGTAGGGTCTCGTGCTTTTGCTTGACCTCGGCCATGGCCTTCTCGTGAGCTTGCCGGTCCTCATCGGAGCGAGCTAGAACCTGGTCTAGCTTTGTCTCGATACGGACCAGTCTTTCCACGTCTTCTCTGGGCATCTCCGTACTCACCTGGCGTCTCCGATGGAGTCATTGCTTTGGGCGTTATCGCCAGCACCACCTCCCGCGGGGAGTGAATAGGTCGGCGTCTTCTTGGAGCCCAGCAGTAGGCGGCCGATCGACGGCCACTTACGCTGGACCGCACTCGCGGCGGTGAAGTACAAGCCCGTGGCGAGAGCCGTGGATCCGGTGACCAGAAGGAGCTTGTGGTCCGAGGTGACTTCCACACCTCGCAGGGCAAGCCATGAGATGAGAGCGCCGACTCCAGACGGGACGTAGGTGCGGATCTGTGAAACCAGGTAGTCACCGAACATGGTGTCCTCCTAGAAATACGTGGTTACGATTACGATGCCGTCGGCACCACTTCCCCCGTTGGAGGTGCCACTGTTGTTTCGAGCAACACCTCCTCCGCCCCCGCCCCCGTAGGTGTAACCTGCGGTACCATTTGCAGAGGAGCCGCTTACTGCCGTGCCTCGACGGTTATGGGCTAGTTGGGAATCACCCCCGGCGGCAGAGTAAGTGATCTCACCCCCATGGGTATAACCGTTGAAGCCGTCCCCGCCTTGGATGAGGAGATCACCGGCTGACCCGGTACCTCCAGAGCCGCCAGCACGAGCAAACCGGGTGGAGGAAGCTGTACCTTGAGTACCGCCCCCACCACCGTTTGCAGATACATGGGAACCGAAAGAAGATGAGCTGCCGGCAGACCCGTCGTCAGCCCCAGTCCCACCCGCACCGCCGGTACCTACTGTGACCGCCTCAGAGGACGAGACGGTGTTAGCGGTGAGCCAGCTCTCCGCGTAACCGCCCCCACCTCCACCCCCCGCCACGGCACCTTCACCTGAACCTGCGTTGGGACAGCCTCCTCCACCCCCACCCGCGGCCTGCACCTGAACGTAGATGGTGCGGGCGCCGGGGGGCTTAGTCCAGGTACCGTCGGCTGTGTAATACTGGACATCGGGAGGGATAGCCTGTGACGAGACAGGCCCAATGATCAGGTAAGAATTGCCGATGGGTAGGAGGCAGACCCGGTCACCCGCGAGAGGGTAATACGGGGCCATGACGGCATAACGCTTGTTGGATACCGTGTTCTCGCCGTCGAACAGGATCCGGGGGTTCACCCCGCCCAGGAACTCCTCCGGGACGTAATCGTAGTCAATCGCGCCCAGGCGGATGGGCCTGTTGTGAGAGCGCTTGGCTCCTTGCTTGTCCGTGAAGCCGGCAACGCTACGGAGGAAAATCTCTGCGTTCCGTCGAGGGTCGGTCATCAATCCTCCTCTAGCTGTAGGTTGATGTCAGTGATGGGGGTGTGACAGCGGCCACAGACTGCCCGATATACCCCATCTGCATTCTCCTTGATGCTGTGGGAGAAGCCTTGACCACGAACAACGCAGGTGGGTGTGGTACAAGTGAGAATGGCTTCCACCGAGAACCAGTCTTCAGGCCGGGTGGGGAATCTACGCTCCGCCTCAGGTTTTGCAGCCTCCGACTGGAGATACGATCGGACCTCCCGGGACCGCTTTAGGTACTCACTCCTTTTCATTCTAGCTCTGCCTCCTGCCACGACAGCCAGTGCACGTTGGTGTCCACTCCACTGGTCCGGTAGATGTAGGCATCAAAGCCATCCGAGTTGGAGAAGCGATACCCGACTTCTCGAACCCGAACCTGTGGATAAGCCGAGTGAGCAGACAGGATAACCGTAGGCTCGTTGGTGTCTGGGTGGTTCAGGCCTCGAACCTCAGCCTTGGTCGGGGTGTTAACCTCGGGAGTGATGGTCACCGAGCCGAAGATAACGTTAGCCGCGCTGAGGGCACCCGACACCACTAGGTCGTCGTCAATGATCGTGGTCACTTAGCACCTCCTCCAAGTTGTTGTCAAGTCCGATACCGGAAGTGTAACACACTTGTCAAGGGGTGACCGGGGAGTTATGTTCGTTGTCGGATCATGAACCAACCCACCTTGGTGGCTGTGGTGTTGGTGCGGTAGATGTATAGATCCATGCCTGAGGACGAGACACTGGACACGGCGGTCTCTAGGACTGTGGTGCCGGGAACGGAAGTCACGGGAGTACACAGGCCGGTGATGGTTCCTGTTCCTTGGAGATCTAGACCAGAGATGGTTACTGAGGTGGGAGTGTTGGCCACCGGGGTGATGGTCTCTGTGCCTTGAGCGATGTTGCCGGCCTTTAGTCGACCGCTGATCCGGAGATCATGGTTCCTTACTTCAACCATCAGGCGCCCCTCATAGCTAGCCAGTGGATGTTGGTGGCAGTGGAGGTTGTGCGGTAGACCCAGATGGTAAACCCTCGTGGGGTATGATCCGCGGTGGTTACCTCCATGAACACGCTACCCGGAACGATAGACTCCGCTGTTACGAACACTCGGACAGGTCCCCGACCTTGGAGGTCTAGACCAGTGATGGCATGGGAGGTTCGAGTGTTAGCCACTGGATTGACTGTTTCCACACCTGAAGCGATGTTGCCGGCTTGTAGTGCGCCCGTAACCTCCAGATCATCGGTGATGATGCTGGGGTCCTGACCGGCCACGAGAGAGATAACGCGGCGAGCCCGGTGGGACATCTTGGCGCCAGCCTTGAGATCCATTTCCCAGGTGTGCTCCTGGTACTTACCCCTAACTCCCAGCGGGTCATAGTGGATCTTGTAAACGTCGTTACCCGAGTGGATGGGATTCAATCCCGTGTCAAACTCAATGGCCTCATATACCTGTGAAGCCTCGAACGCCATCCGGGAAGCCTTCTCAACTAGAGTGGCCTCACTGGATGCTTCCTGCTCTTGTTCGAACCGAGTGATGGTGCGCCCACGTCGAACCGTGCTGGTGGGGCTAGCCGGGTCGTTGTTCTCCAGGACTACTGTGATGGCCTCTCGATCTGGATCGGAGACTGTGAGGATCCATCGGTTAGGGATGGAGAACAGATCCAGTTCCTTCATGACCTCCGGATACATGATGGACAGGTCATTGTCCTGGTACGTGAACTCCGAGCCGCGATCCTGCGGGGACACATACGGCTTGACAACCGCGAACCCGTTTTCATCGAAGGACAAGGATTCGTAGTTGATGGCGTCCAGGAGGTCATTGATGATGGTCAGGTGAGACGTACCAG